ATCACCAATCTCCAAGAACTGCCGGTGATGCTGACGAACCTGATCGTGCGTAGCCTCCCTCGATGAGAAGGGAGGTGTGGAGAAATGCAGAACTTTGAGAATTACCTGTGCGAGCGAAATGATACGATCGACAACGCTGCCTACCAGCTGATCGGCGTCCTGACGGCGGAAGACCCCGGTGCCTCTTTAGAGGATGATCCTGCTACCCCAAACTGGGATATGGCGATCATCGGCGAAGTGGTTGATGCGGTCAAGGAGATCATCATAGAAAAGGTCGGCTATACCTGCCATCCTTTCTACTGTGATGAGGTGCCTTGCTACCTGACGGACGAGTGCGATAACAAGCACTGCCCTCTGCGGCGGCATGATGTCGAAGACAAGGAGAAAGCAGATGAAGAGAAAAGTAGATTTTGACTGGTATTGCAAGACCAAGAAGGATGTCATCAACAATGCCGCCTATGAACTCATCGTTGCTCTAACGGCCAAGTCAGCGCCACCGAGGAAGTTTGAGTTATCCATTCCCCAGTGGGATGACTTGATGATCGCCAACATCGTGGAAAATGCTATCAATGCCATTGATGAGCGGATCGGCTACTACTGCCACCCGTTCTATCATGAGGTAGACAAGCTCCCGTGCTATTTGGGCGATCGTTGTGATAACCCCCATTGCATCTTCAAAAGCGATCCTGATTATCGGAAGGCGCCGTCTTCTGTGATGGATATGGATATTGAAGAGAGGGGGTGAGGACATGCATAGCAGAATCATTGAACTGAGCAAGGATCCCATTTTGAAGCATGAGCGCATGTGCGAGAGTTCTGTCCCTGACTGGTTTTACCACTCCATTGCTGACTACACGGATGCTGACACGGACCGGGATCACGACATCAAGTGGTTCCTCGATGCTGTGGCCAGAGTTGTGGATGTGGCGGAGGATGGTAAGAGCTTCACATTTAAGCCGAAAGCCAAGCAGAAGTACTTCGAAAGACAGTACCATGCATTCCTGGATAAGGCCTGTGAGCTGACCGGCATCTCGCTGGACGCCTTCGTAGGAGAGGCCAAGTACGACATCGGCATGGCCATGTATAAGCTGAACGAGCACTATCAGGATAAGTTCAGCCTCTATGTCTACTTCAATGACGAACTGAAAAGCCTTGATGAATGGATTCGCGAGACAGATCTCAGCGGGTCCTTTTATTTTGGCGGAACCCTGGATTATCACTATTGAGAGGAGCCCCGTCAATTATGGAATTGTTTCATTTGAAGACCCCGTATCTGGATTGCCCGCAGTGCTTCTTCTACAACTCCCGCGCTCTTTCCGGCACGCCGTATATCGGTATCGCCAAGCAGGAGCCTGAAGGTGCTGAGCCGCTGATGGATGTAACCGCGAACTTGAGCGATGAAGTCCCTCTGGGCTGCATTGCCGTGAAGGACTACAGCGAAAACACTGGCCTTTTGGCTTTCCTGAAGTCGATCGGCTTCATCACGGAAGTGGTGGAGAAGCGCCGCAGTGGATATGTTGAGATCCCGATCTGCCGCTATGACAAAGCTGTCCTGGAGAGATACTCCAGGACAGCCGGGAGGTAAGGTATGGGAACAAATACAGATTTCACCGGCGCGATCCGCATCACACCCTGCGTTGAGGAGCCGCTGGCTACCAGACTCAAGCAATTCATGGACATTCGGCATATGAAGCGCAATGTGAAGACGCTCCATACGCTGTTTCCTGATCTGGAGGACCGAAAGCCTATGAGCCTGTTTGGCGACGGAGACTTCGGTGAGGAAGGCGCATTCTTCATTCCCGTGGAGACGCCTGATCTCAATCGAAGACTTCATGAGGCCGGCCCATATCCGGAAGGACTCGACAATAAATTCAGCATGAATAAGCCGCCCAATCCGTGCCCGAGCCTGTACTGTGACCTTGTCTTGCTCAACGATCCGAACAATGGCCGCTCCTATCTGGGATGGAATGAGGCTGAGAAGTCCTACTATATCACGGACTGGATCGAGCTCATTGCCGGGTGGTTATCTGAACGAGGCTATCACTTGGACGGCAAGATGTTCGCTGTGGTCGAGGGCGGCATGTCCTACTACACGATCACGGTGGACGGGGCCAAGGTGACTTCGACGGAGTTCACGCCGGAAGCTACTTATGTCAGCGAGTTCAACGACTTGCTCTATGAAGATTGAAAGTGAGGGATGTCCAAGTGGAAGACAACCGTATTCAGAATCAAATCGCAATCTACATGACCAATAAGAAACTGTGTGAGTTCACGGACAAGCTCAAGCCGGCACCGGTTGAGTACTACGCACACATGCACGCTCAGGGCGAGGAGCAGTCGGACGGGTTCCGGGCCTACTCCTGCATTGGCGTCGTGCTGCAGGATTACTCCAACGGTAAAGGCGATAAGACCGTCCGAGTCACGGCCAATCTGTCTCCCGGCTTTTTCCCCTTCGTGCTGAGCCGGATGCAGAATGACCTGGACCGTTTCGATTTCACTGAGGAGAAGATCTTCGGCGACCCCGATGAGAATGGCCTGAGCACTGTGACGAAACTGTCGATCAAGCGTGCGTCGGTCGGCAACGACGGTAAGCGCCGGAATTATCCCTGGTGCATTATCGTGGAGAACGGCCGTGCCGTGAAGGAGAAGACACCTACCGGTGGCACTCACATCAAGTCTGGCACTTACAAGAAGCAGCGCTCGGTGTATGTGAACATCAATGACCTGGACTTCTTCAACATCGTCTACCGCACGGCCCGGTTCATCGAGTCGTGGGAGCTGACCTTCGGCCCGAAACTGATCCGCGACGCTAGGAAGCTGCTGGATGACCAGCGTGCTGCGGCGCAGCAGTAAGGGAGGTGCCGGATATGAGGAAGCGTTTCCCCGGAGAGATGACCGTCCTCGGTGGCTTTGAGATGACATCCCAGACCATGCGTGTCAGTGATCCCTGCTACGATCGTGATGTCTGGTGCTGCGGTACTTTCGGTAAGTGCAAGACCGGCACATGGGAGGCTGGCGTCCTGAAGACTGACATGGGCGACTGGGGCGTGCGTTGTGCCGTCCTGGCAGTACGTCACAAGGAAACTGGCCCCGACTACAGCGTGATCCGTCAGAGGAAAGTCTATCAGATGAAGGACGGATGGTTGGAGCAGCCGATCGATGTGGGTGTTGACTCTGGTCAGGCAGGCTTCTATGACGAGGCGTTCTATCAGGACAACTCGATCTTCAAGGGTATGCCCGAGCCTGAGCATGACTACGGAGACCTTTGGTACAACCATGCCTGCGATATCACGCTCAGTGAGATGTCGGCAGGCGTCATGCCCTATGGCGTCGTCTCCTCCTCCGGCTTCGGCGATGGCAGTTATGTCTGCTACACGCACAAGGGTTCGGATGGCGAGATCGACTTCGCATTCGTCATTTTCATTGATGAGTAATTGTTTTCTGGCAAGGGAGTGCTTCGGCAGTCCCTTAGCCGTTTCAAGGAGTCCTGCAAACAAAAGTCAATAGCTGAAGTGAAAAAAGTCCCGCAAAATTTGCACAGCTGAAAAAGGGCATGACAAAACAGGCTGGAGAAAAAGCTTCGCCAGCCGGGATAAAGTAGCAATCTGATTTATCTTTGTGAGGTGTCCTGCTGTGCGTCAAAAGCCTCCAGGCACTCTTTCACACGGGCATAGTAGATGCGCAGGAACTTGTTCTGCGCGGCTGTCATGTAGACAAAATAAGGCTTGCCCTCGCTGCGTTTCTTGTCGAGGAACTGGTACACAGGCTCATCTACAGGAGACTTCTTTAGGTAAGTGCAGACGATTTGGTACAGCGTTTTCCGAAGATGCGGAGAGCCGCGCTTGGTCGTAGGGACGCTCTTGGCGCTGTGCTTGCCGGACTGGTCTACAGCCGGATCAACACCCGCGAAACCGACGATGGAGCTGCGGCGCGGAAAACGGCGCACGTCGCCGATCTCCGCCATGAGCTGCACGGCAGTCGTCTCGCCCACACCGTACATGGCACGCACGATATCATACTCCGGCAATTGCTTGGCAAGGCGTGTCATTTCAGTACGCAAGGCGGCCAGCGTCATCTTGCCTGCAAGCAGTTGCTGGGCAGCAGTCGTAATGAGCAATTTCGTGTTGTCGTTCTTCGGCAGCGTGGTGAAATGACCGCAGCTCCCGAGATAAACATCCTGCGCCTTTTCCGCGCTGAAATGGTAGCCCTTGCGCTTGCACCACTTCTGGTAGCGCTCGGCAAACGCATTCTCACTGACGCGGCAGATGCAGTCGCAGTGATAGAAGGTCATGACAAAGTCCACCCATTTCTGGTGACCGTCGGCGCGTTCTGGGCTGGAGAACAGTTCGTTCACACCGGGAAAGGTCTTGTCGGTCAATGAAATGAGATTGTTTTGCAGCGATACCACCGTTTTCATGTAGAGGTTATACTGGCGGCTGCACAGCTTCAGTTGTTGCCTTACCGTGTCCATGGGAGTATATTCCCGCAGATCCACCCAGTTGTCAAGACCGTACTTGGCGATTTTCATGGCGTCTGCCTTATCGGTTTTGACCTTGCGAATGGAACCGCCCCCGCTCTGCTTGATGAACAGCGGATTCAGGACGCAGACATAAATGCCGTACTCATGCAACGCCGCCGCGACCGGCTCGTGGTAGCGTCCGGTGGCCTCCATGATGACGCGGGTATCTTCCCCCAGCGCGATGATGGCGTAGGCCATCTGCTCCAGACCGACCTCGGTGTGGAGAAATTCCTGTGGCAGCAACGCCACTTCACCCATTGGCCGCAGGGCAGCCACCATGCTTTTCCCTTTGGAAACATCGATCCCAACTGCGTTCATTTTGTTCCTCCTTCTGATTGGATATGGCTTTCCGCTCTTTCCTCATTGCCTGTTCAATCTCCTGAGTGACGCGAGCGCACAAGGTGGCTCTACCTGCGCAAATCGAATGCTGCGAATGAGAGAGGCGGCTGACGGACTCCTCGACGGGCGGGTTGGCCCAAGGTGATATGGGTCAGGCCATTTACTCTCCCATTCTAACAGCTTCGGCTTTGAGATGGAAAAAGACGCGGCTGGCTGCCGCGCCTTAAACCGTAATTATTATTGTAGGAGGTGCTATCGGTATTATGGAAGAACCTAAGATTACTTCTGGTACAGTGCCATATATCGCATCTGAAATCCCTGATGATCCAAGAGATATCACACCCGAGCAGTGGGAAGCGATGAAGGCGGTTGATATTCGGACAGTAGACAAGTCTCAGCTTGTAGACTTGAGCACCGTTCACATTGATGAATCCTTGCCTGTGCGTGAAAGAGTGCTCAGTTATCTGAAGCAAGTGAAGAATCCATACTGTGTCCGAGTGGGCAACTTTGCTGTCAAGGTGAAATACAAAGAGGACGGGCCATCCTTTGAGGAAGTGTTCAAGCATCTGCTGCAGCAGCAGAGCATGATGTAATTCTTGCCAGGTCCGTTTTTCATCTGGATAAAGGGCCATAGATGTGGTATAATAGCCTCGGACTAAATCAAGCATACTCACTCCTTAGGCAGACAGACCACGCCAAAGGAGTGAGATTATGCAGAATAATGCGAATGAGATGGCTGTGTTTAATACCGCCATCTATGTGCGTCTTTCCAAGGAAGACATCGTTGCGGCGCAATCTGGCCGTGAGAGCAACAGCATTACCAACCAGAAGCAGCTTATCCTGGACTTTCTGAAGGATAAGCCTGAATTTAATATTGTCTCCATTCGTATAGACGATGGATATACAGGGACGAATTTTGACCGTCCAGCCTTTCAGCGCATGCTGAACGATATTAAGGCTGGACGGATCAATTGCGTGGTCGTAAAAGACCTGTCCCGTTTCGGAAGAGAGTATATCAATTCCGGAAAGTATATCCACCGTCTATTTCCTGTTTTAGGGGTTCGCTTAATCGCTATCAATGACAACATCGACACGATTACCCGTGACGAGAGTAGCGAGTTTAGCATCACGCTCAAGAACTTGATGAATGACAACTACAGCCGTGACATCTCAGTGAAGGTCAGAAGCCAGCTGCAGGTGAAGCGGAAACATGGTGACTTTATTTGTCCGTTTGCACCGTATGGGTACCAGAAGTGCGAGGGAAACCACAATCGAATTGAGCCCGATCCCTATGCTGCCACAGTTGTCCAGGATATTTTCAACTGGAAAATTCAAGGCATGACGAACAATGGCATAGCAATTCGGCTTGCAGAGAGCGGAATTCTTGCGCCGCTGGAGTATAAGCGTCACAAGGGAGAGCCGTTATTCTCCGGCTTCAAAATGAAGGAACGGTGCGAATGGACAGCGCAGGCAGTTGCCCGGATACTCACCAACCCGATCTATATTGGAACCCTCCGCCAAGGCCTTCGCCGTAGACCAAACTATAAAATCAAGAAATCAATACCAACAGAAGAAAACGAGTGGGTTGTGATCCACGACGCCCATGAGCCTGTTGTCACGAAGAGGACATTCTATCTTGCTCAAAAAGCTCTTCTGATAGATACGCGAGCAGCACCACGAGCAACGACAGTTTATCCGCTATCCGGCTTGTTGGAATGCGGAGAATGCGGGAACGCAGTTACTCGAAGCACAATTAACAACGGATATAAGTTATACAGCTATTTCCGCTGCAGCGTGCGCACGAAAGAGAATCGCTGTGAACTCAAGCAGGTACCAGAGGCACAGGTTGAGGCAGCTGTCCTTCAGCTATTGCAAGAGCATATCAGCGCGGTGGTTGAGCTCGACCGGTGTCTATCTGAAATTCAGCAGGTGCCATATCAGAAAATCAATGTTGCCAAGTGTGAGCAGCGTAGAGAAAAACTTGCGGCAGAAATCGCTCGTTATCGCGATCTGAAGGCATCTCTCTATGAAGATATGAAAGAAGGACTCATTTCGAAGACTGACTTCTGTGACATCAGAGGTCAGTATGATGCAAGAATTGCCGATGCGCTGATTGCTCAGGAGCAGATCGACCGAGAACTCAGTATCTATCTCTCGGGCGAACAGTCCCCGAACAACTGGATGAAGACATTTACCGAACATCGAGGATTGAAATCACTCACGCGGGCAGTTGTTCTGGAGTGCATTGAAAAAGTTGTTATTCACAAAGACGAAAAGTTGGAAATCATCTTTGAGCATTCCGAGGACTATGCCCGTTTGGTGAGCAGCCTGCAGGAATATGCCGCGCGTGGAATACTAGGGGAGGCGATGTAAGCATGGCAAGAAAGAGCAGAAAAAATGTCCAAGCCACACCCGCAGTTGTTGTAGGCCCCGTCCAGTACAAGGTAGCGCTCTATGCCAGAATCTCGGTTGAGAACGAACAAAAGCGAGAAGCAGACACCATAGGTAATCAGATTGCGTTGCTGAAGGACTTTGTTTCCCAGCATCAGGATTTAGTTGTCTTTGACCTCTATTGTGATGACGATATCTCGGGAGTTAGCTTTGTGCGCCCGGAATTCGCTCGAATGATGAATGACATCCGAGCTGGCAAGGTGACCTGTGTGATTGTCAAAGACTTGTCTCGTCTGGGGCGAAATATGATTGAGAGCGGTGAATATATTGAGCAGATCTTTCCGAGAATGGGTGTGCGCTTTATCTCCGTTACCGATCGCTTTGACTCATTGCGGGATGATGCCGACATTTCAATCCAACTGAAAAATTTTGCAAACGAGGCATATGCGAGAGACATTTCCAAGAAAATTCGGGCGGTGAAACGGACGCAGCAGCTTGCTGGTAAGTGGACCACTGGCACTCCGCCATATGGATATATGTTAGATCCGGATGACAAGTACCACCTATTTCCTGATCCGCAAACGGGGCCAATCGTTCTTGCCATTTTCCGTATGGTGGCAGAGAATCATACTCTCCACTTCATAGCGAAAACTCTGAATGAGCAAGGGGTGCCCAGTCCCGGACGCTATCTGTACGATATTGGTTTGCGGAAGACGGAGAAGTTCAAAAATGCCATCTGGTATCTGCAAACGATCAAGAAAATTCTTGTCGATCCGGTCTATCTTGGTTGGATTGTGTCCGGAAAGTACAGAAGCCAGCTGTGCGAGCGGGGGACAAAGACTACAGTTAAAACGCCCGAAGAGGAATGGATTATCAATAAAGGTATGCATGAACCCATTGTTTCCAAAGAGCTTTTTGATAAGGTTCAGGACATCCTCTCGGCTAGGCAAAGTGAACAGGGCCTTGCGACTATCTACGATTCCAAGAGTAAACGAAGAAGTATGTTCAAAGGAATTCTTCGTTGCGGAGAATGTGGTCGCAGTATGTACTTGCGCAGTAAATCTAATCGCGGTTATTACTATTATTGCACTCTCCATGAGAATTACAATGCCACCATTTGTCCCAAGAAAGCGGTCAAACAAGAGGATGTAGAGTCCCTTGCCCTGCGACTTATCCAAACTCAGATAAGAGCATTCTCCGATGCCCAGAGACTGATTGCCAACTTGAATGCTACGCCTTCTTCGCAGACCCGCTATCAGATATATGAAACCCAGATTGATGATGCAAAGAGAAAAATTGAAAAGTTCAATCAGCTGAAGGCAGCCCTGTATGGCGATTTTGCAGATGGGCTTCTGAGCCATCAAGATTACACAGATCTGAGCGAGGACTACTCTAGGAGGGCGGATGATTTGAGGATCTTTATTGCTGAATTGGAGAAGGAAAAGGAAAAGTACTCAGTGGGATTTGGCAGCAAAATGCAGTGGGCACTGTTGATTGAAAAGTATAAGGATCAGGAGTCCCTTGACGCTGAAATGGCAGCAGCCTTCATTGAGACGCTTACCTTGTTTAACGATGGCCATGTTGAAGTGGCATTCCGCCATCGTGATGAGATTGAACAGGTTCTCTATGTCGCTGCGACCCGAGGAAAGGAGGCGGAGAGATATGCCGGATAAGGTGCTGGCGTTTTATATTCGTTTGTCGAGTGAAGACCGAGATCTCAAAACAAATGCATTGAAGAATGAGAGTAACAGTGTTTTCAACCAAAGGCGGTTACTCCAGGATTACTATGATACACATGAATCGCTCCATGGTTATAAAGTGATCGTGTTCTGCGATGACGGTGTCACGGGAACACATTTTGACAGGCCAAAGTTCGATGAGCTAATTGAGATGGCTCGCAATCAGGAAATTCATTGCATTATGGTGAAGGACCTATCTCGTTTCGGAAGAAACTTTCTTGAGATGGGAAACTACCTCGAACTGATCCTGCCTCTTTATGGGGTCCGCTTTATCTCTATCAATGATGCCTTTGATAGTGATGACTACTTAGGTGTCACGGGCGGACTTGAGTTAGCCCTCCGCAATCTCATCAATAATATGTATAGCCGAGATCTATCAACCAAGGTGCGCTCAGCTTTTCGTACCCGCAATCTGCGTGGTGAATACTGGGGAGGAAACGGCTTCTATGGCTACCAAGTCCATCCTCATAACAAAAAGAGATTGATCGTAGATGAGCAGGTTCGTGACATCATTGTCATGATTTTCGAGTCCTGCGTTGCAGGCATGACCACGAGCGAGATCGCTCAAATGCTGAATGATATGGGCATTCCATCCCCGTTAGAGCATAAACGGCGAAATGGCGGGTTTTATAATGGGGTGGTCAAGGAAGAGACTGGAATCTGGCTCAAGGGGGCTGTTCGAAAGATTTTGACTGATGAACGCTATACCGGTAAGATGATTACCAATACTCGAGAGACAGAAGAAGTAGGAAAGCCTAAGATGCGATCATTGCCCCGAGATCAATGGATCATAGTGCCAGGTACACATGAAGCAATCATTTCGGAGGAGTTGTTCCGAACGGCACAGAATGCGCTCCAAGGGCGTATTCGGAATGTTAACAAGAATACTGCCGGAAACCGAGCCAACAATCTGTTTGTTTGTGGCTGCTGCGGGAGGAAGCTCCGAAAGAATCCAGCAAAGGAACCACACCTTGTTTGCCCGAAAAATGACAGTATTAAGGGTGCTGAGTGTGCGGGTCTCTTTGTCAATCAGGCCCAAATTGAGCAAGCTGTTCTTCAGATGCTGCGGGAACAAAGTAGGAGCTTCCTTGAGCAGCATTGTTTGATGCAGGCATGCATTGACAAAAAGCTTTCAAGTATTCAAACGGAGCTTGATGCTAACACCAATATGACAAGACGGCTCCAAAGTAGAAAGGCTGAACTATATGAGCAATACCGAGCGGGTCGCATAAGCAGAGAGAAATTTGCTGATATCCAGAAGACAGATTCAGAGAAGCTGGCAAGACTCTCAAGTAGAGCTGAAGAGATCAAGCGGCTTCTGGTAGAGCACTATGAGTCTCGAGGTAATCTTGCGGCGGGAAAAAGAACAGCAGATCAGATCATCCTGCTTAAAGACTATGATCCGGAAATAATTAGAAATTTTGTAGAGCGGGTTCGTGTGTACCCTTCAGGAGAGATTGAGATAGATATGCGTACTTCGAGCGGGTTTGAATTTGTAACGGCAAGCTAAAACAATAAGCGCCCCCCACTTTGGAGGCAGCTGAAAAAATTCCGAAAAAACTGTATGTCTATCTTGACACAACCAGAGGGATTCGTCACCGGTATGGCGGCGAAGATGTTCACCGTGGCCGGGCCGGTCATCACCTTCGGGACACTGGCATCGGTGATCTACGGCGTGATCCTGATGCTGTTGAAATGATCGGCGGGGGGAAAATTGCATATCTGAACCGAACTCCTTTGACGTGGGGATGTCTTGGCGGGTCTGTGCGTCGGGTTCACCTTTCCTGAA